TGTCTTGCCATGATAATTCCTCTCAGTATATTTATCGGCGCTAAACGTCACGCAAGAATTCTGTAACGTCGAGTTCGTATAACAGACTATCTACCTTGTGTACGCCAATCAAATACAAAACGTAACTTGCCACGCTAGATCCACGTCCAACACCCCAAACAACATTATTTTCACGGAACGTATCGATCATATATTTCAAAAAACACAATAGCATGGTTAGGTTACGGTCGTTATATAATTCCAATTCCATTGCTACGCGGTTTACTTGTTCGTCGGTCTTGCATTGCTCGAGCAACCAGCCCATAATATCAAAATCTTTGTACCTGTCTGGCATATGCCACTGTGATTGGTTAGCTTTGTCAAATGCTTCAACTGTACAGGCCGGCTTTTCGTAACGCTTTATAGTCGGAAACCCAGCGAATAGCATGCGATTATAAGTATTGAAGCATTTAGGTTCGTCCATCAATACTTTGCTAAGATCAAGCTTTGGATTTATGTGGATCATTTCCACAATCTCGTCCTCAGTTAAATATTGCTGACCGTAGTCGTCGTAGCTCATTTAATTATCTTTGGTGTGAATTTACTAATGTGTCTTATATTGTTTGTTTCAGAGCTAAGAGGTTTTTCTGCGGTCTTCGTCCACACTAACCCAAGCATCTCCCAGGATGGTTCCATGGAATCGTCGTCTTCGTTAACCGTGGTGTCGGCACGATGATACCACAGCGAATCAAGTTTTTCTGCTCGCATCCAATCGAGATCTTCGTCTGTTATGGAGCCGTGTAGCATATCGGCATAGTAGGTATATTCCAGGTCGTCGCTAATCGAATCGCCTGTGATGTTAATAAAATCAATATGACCTTTGTCTTGCAGAACTGCTGAAATCTTATAGTAAATCATAATGGCAATAAACTGATCCCACGGCTCATCCCAACATTCTACGACTCGTGTGCTTGTTATCTCTTTTAACTTGGGCAACAGTTCGTTTTTTCTGCTGCCGAAAATAGCGTCGTTGAACAGCAGGTTGATTGTGTATCTCACGCGCTCTAAAGCTATAGCTTGGTGATATGGATCGGTGTCGTCGAAATTTAGACCAATTTTCATATCCACCTTCAAGGGTAAGATTTCAGTTTCCATCAGTGTTGTGATTGTAATGGATGATTTAAAAATTGTATCGTTGTTCATTTCTTTGGTATATCTATTAGATCTCCAAACTGATCCTTGTCGGTGGCATAATTACGTTGAATCCGTTCCATTTGCTCTTGAACTAGAGCGTAGTATATATTTTGGCATTGTTGATAAGAATCAGAATGTCCAATCTGAGAAAAGAAACGCATGCGGTGCAATAGCTTGCCAATCTTTTCAGACAGTTCGGTATCTGTCAGAGTTGTTGGATCTCTCATCAACGGGTTAAACATTAAATATCGCCTTCCTGTCTGTTAGCGGAAAAGAAAACGCTAAACACGCCGCCGGGATATCGCTTCAATAATTTCTCTACGTTCATTTCTATCGTTTCGTTTGGGTCAAACCCCATTGCTAAGTTAGCTAGCAGCCAGTACCAAATAATATCGCCTAGTTCACGCTGCATATGAAAACGCTTTTCGTCTGTCATGTCTTCGCCGTGGAAGAATGTCTTTTTGAGAATTTCGTTAAATTCTCCAGATTCGGACGAAAGTCCTGCGCCCGCTGTCATTAATTGCGGCAGGTTGAATCCTTGTGTGTTCAACGTGGCCATGCGTTGCATAAAATCTTCAAATTCTTTGCTATCGCCAGAACAGACTGTATCCACGAATTCGCCATATTTGTTTAAATCTACGGGATCAGTCATACCAAATTCCCGTGAATGTTACGGTCTGTGCACGTTGCTTGTCGTCGTGATCATCAAATTCAACATTTAGAAGTAACATTCTGTCAATTTGAGCTTTTAGATTTTCTTTAAGTGCTTCTTGTTGTTCTGCGGGTGTCATAGTTGCTCCTGTTTATATTTAGTTATACAGGATAAACGCTTACCGAATATTTCTTGTCAATTAGACCGGTGTGTGCGCTAGTGCTCCTGTAGCATCATTCCAAACTGCTCCGTCTGTATCGCCTATTGCCCAAACCGGCGCTCCTGTTGTGGTGTTGAACACCGCATAACCAGCAACTTTTTCTATTCTGGTGTTTACAAGGTCAGCAATGTCTTCAAGTTCGGTAGTTGTTGCTGTTGGGTTTGCGCTGGCCAGTGGACGTGTTTGATCAATAATCGTCCAATCGGCACTGTTATCGTAGTTTGTAAAATCAAAAACATATGTTCCAATAGCATCAAATGTAATTACTAGTCCAGATAATCCACGAATTGAATCTACGCCAATTGTAACAGATGATGGAATTGTTACAGTGTGCGAAATATCAGCAATAGTTACTTCCAACCGAACTCGGCCAAATACCGGCGTTCCAGCAGTTCCGGGAAAGTTAGTGAACGAAACAACCAGTGAACCGCTGCTAGTAACTGTTTGATATTGTCCGTTCTGATGGTCAAGTACAACAGCGCCAGTTAGTGTGCCGTGTGCGTAAATTGTTTCTCTGGTGTCCAATAGCGTAGCAGCCTGCAGCACTTCGCCCTGCATGTCATTGTCGGTTGAACCTTCGCCATCTAGCGGAGCTTTTAATATAGATTTAGATTGTAAATCTTCTAGCTCGGCTTTTGCGAACGCAAGGTTTGTACTTGTATTGGTAAAGTTTGTGCGAAAGCCTTGACTATCGTTGTCAATTCCTGCTATAGGATAGGTTCCGTCGATATTACCTGGTGTGATGTCTGATGCCATAATTATAAGTTCTCTGTATTATGCTTATTTATCAGATTCGTTTTATCCCCAAAATTCATTTGGCTCATCTAAACAGCCAAGCGGAATTATTATAAGAGATTTACTCGAAGTAATACCCCTAAGTTCGGGTAATGGTTGGAATTCAAGCGGTATGATTTCTGTTCCGTTGGCCAATCCAGGATAACCGGCCGTGCCGGATTCCAGCTCGCCGTATGTATCAAGCGGTACAATGAGAGTGACATAAGGGTAAGCATCTTCTAAAGCGTCAACTTGACCCAATGGATCTAATGTTTGTACTTCGGCATCTAAATCCCAGTCCCAAATAAATGTAGAGGCCGTCTCTTCTTGTCCAAGAGTATCTAATGCTATTACCTCTCTGGGATAATTTGACCAATCAATATCAGCCATTTATATTAACCGTCTCTGACTGCTATACGATAGTTGGCATCAGCTTCCCATATGCGATAATCGTTGCCGCCAATACTAACAATGTCTCCGAAACCACCGTTCTGATATGTAGCTAGATACATGTCGGCAATCTTGCCGGTCAAGAACCTTTCGCCGCCGCTCAAGAAACTAAATCCAAATTCGTACATGTTGTGAACAGGATCACCGGAAGCATTCAAGCCACGAGCAGCAGAAGAAGTTCCGCCGATTGTAAGGTTAAAATCGTCTAACTGAGAATTCGTATAGCGTGTAGCCATATATAACGCGGCAGGCGATAAAGTATACACCGCACCATCGGAACGTTTGTGTGGCATAGGATATACGGTACTGCTTGCTATGGTGTCGTTATTAGTAACTATAGCTGGAATTTTACCCGCCGCTGGCGTATCCCATGCTTCGCCGCGATCATACTGCATGTAACCACGAAAATATCTAATCGTACCGGAGTTATATACGGACCGGAATATACAGTGACGGTTCGTAGCGGATATGTAAACAGTAAACGGAGCACTCGCGAAGCTCAAATTCTCTACGACGGTACTAGCAGGGTCTTGATAAAATGCGCCATCGCTGCCGGTGTTAGATACAGTTTCCCAGGTGGTCCACATCTTTTGTTGAATTTCGCTGGAGCCAAACGTAAGCAATTCCCAGTAAAATTTCTGTGTTCCGGTACCACCGTCGTGAACGTCGAGCTCGAATATGAATTGGTTTGTACCTACAGTGTCGTACAGTGTATAAGCTACCGTTGAATAAGTAGTGTCAATTATACTTGAGCCAGTGTCGATGTTACCATTAAGGTTAGCAAGGACGGTTTCGCCTGTTAATATGTCCTTGATATCTTCAAGAACTTGCTCGTTGTTGTTACCACTGTCGGCGTTATATTCTAATTTTGCGTACATATATTATTTCTCTTTAATTATATTTGAAATTGATAGTCAGGTCCGAACCAGGATAAGCGTTGCCAACTTGCGTTATATCTACAGTTAAGTAATCGGTAGTTAATAACGTTATAGATGTAGCATCCGTGGAGCTCAAGTATAAAGTTTGCGCAACGATTAGACCAGTAATTACCGGCGTACCATTCTTCTTTATATTTATCAGTATGTGTTGGCCTACAGCAGGAATTCCAACGTTGGCTCTAGTCTCACTAATAGTAATATCTCTGCTAGGATACCAACGAGCAGTGCCAGTAAAGGTATCGATTTGGTTTGGATAGTTCCAGGTTTTTTCATCGGTTGTTGGTGCTTTCCAACTTGCTGTTGTTGCGGTATCAGCTGATAATATCCAATCTGTTGTTAATCCAGACAGATCTAGTAAGTTTAATTCTGCTGCTGTTGCTGTGATATCGCTTATATCTGCTTGAACAATTGCGCGACTCTCAAAGTCAACACCGTCCGCAATAAGTGCGAATCTGTTTGTTGGTGTGCTTGTGTTTACGTCTGTCAGATCAGATAATTCGGAAGCGCCACCGCCGCCTCCGCTGCCAAGAACTGTTTCTACGCCCGTGTCGTCTGTAAAAATTAATGTTGTTGGCGCTGTGTCTTTAACCCACAGTCTGCCTTTAGCTGCGCCTGGATCTGCTTGCGCCGAGGATTCGTCCATTGTAATGGCTACGTCCTGTAATGCTGTGTTGGCATTGACCTTAGCAAACGCCGCTCGTAAAGTATCACCCGTGCCATCGTCATCTGCGGAACCAGTATCTACTTGTTGGTATATTGTCATGACTTCGCGTAATAAATCCTATAGTCGCTGTTACCAGCAGTTCGACCAACAAATGCTAATGGAAATTCAGTTGATCTAAGATGTGCTGATGTAATTAAATTTTCAGTACCATTAGGGGCAGAAAATGGTCCAGCGTATGTTGTATCAAGTGACCATCCATAACCAACTGGTTCGCCGCCGGCGCTGTAAGACCACCAGTTACCCGAGTTTGCTTCTTGAACCCAAAATACACCGTCAACAACCGCAAAATGATTAAATGTGTCTACCTCATCAATCAGCTCGTTTGCGTCATTGCCTGTTCCTTTCTCGGCAATCTGTGTCCATGTATCTTTAAGCATGGCCGCGTCGTTTTTCATAATATCTCCACGAGAAGACATTACGTAAACCGCATCTTCGAAGGCAACGACGCCGCCTCGCAGCGAGAGATTATCAGAGTGCGTAAATGCTCTATTGTTCGGACCAACGACTTCGCGCATATTACCTATATCGCTTGTGGTGCTGTAAACCGGAACTTCCGGATATGCTTGAGGATCGGATCGGAAAAGTCGTGTTGTGTCGCCAGGCATTAATACAACATTAGAATCCAATGGATTAAGTTCTGCTCTAAGAACAGGACTTGAATATCCTAAATCAAATTGTCCAAAACCGTTAAAGTATACTTGCTGTTCAACAAAAGTTTTACCGTCGCCTGATACATAATGCCCTGTAGCCGACGTGCCAGATTGCCAATACCATAATTCGTGCGTGTCTTCAAATATTATCCAATCGTTGTTGTGAAATAATGTACCCGGGTCATCGCATTCTGTCCACGTAGTTAAGTCGGTTGACCAAAAGGAAGGGTAACCACCAGAGCCAGCGCCATTTGTGTTTGTTCCAGCAACATATATTCCGGTACGTCTGTCGCAATCAATTCCTGTCCAGCTTGTTCCGCCAGTCCCGTTCAATGCGCCATCAATATATGTGACATTTCCTGTTGCTGTGTCCAGTATGCCTATATCCTCACTGACGCCACCACCTACACGATTGCCAATAAAGACAAGAGAACCAACATCAGCGTGTCGCCCAACGACCTGAATATCGAACCAATCAGCGCCATTCATGCCGTTAACTCTTGTAACAAATGGCAAAGTTGAATTAATTCCCAGTATCATGCTAGTCCACCAAATAGCACCCATTCAGTTGTAGCAATTTTAAGTGCGGTTGCTGCGTAGTATTGACCAACTAAGTCAGTTGATAAAGATGCTGGAAAATTTAATGTGTCACTTGTAATTGCGATAGACGTTTGTCCCGCGCCAATTTGCATAAAGTGTATTTCAGTTCCTACAGGAAATGGAACAGATGCGTTAGCTGGAATAGTAACTGTGTTAGCAGCGGCATTGTCCATTGTGATTATGATTCTCGCATCGTTGAGGTCAGCTTCGTAAGTTAAGCCCGTCTGTGCGTTGATTCCAATAGTTTCTAATAGCGCGAAATTATTGTTTATTTTGATGAATGATGCTCTGAAGCCGTCTCCGGTGTTGTCGTTTGCGGTTGTACCAACATCTATTTGTTCGTAAATGGCCATATTATAAACTCTCTGTTATTGCCTTATTTATCAGAGGTTTTAGGCGCCAGTTAAGTTACCAGTGATTGCCCATTCTGTAGCAGCGAGTTTAACCGCCGTGACTGGAACGTATTGTTCACGAATAGTAAACGGCGCGGCAATAGGACCATTTAGCGTGTCGCTTGTGATTGTGATTGTTGTTTGTCCTACGCCAAGTTGCATGAAAAATAATTGTGTTCCTACAGGAAACGCAACAGATGCGTTGGCTGGAATAGTAACAGTGTTTGCCAATGCGTTGTCCATTGTGATTATGCCGTTCTGGTCAGCTAGTACAGCTTCATATACTGTGCCGGTTTGCGCATTAATCAGCAGTGTTTCCAACAGTGTAAAATTGTCGTTTGTTATTGTATATGCACCACGCGCAGTTTCGCCGTCTCCAGCGCCTGGCCCACTTCCCATATTGATTTGTGTGTATGTTGCCATGTTATTATTTATTGAAAGACATTAGTCTTAGGAAACTTTAATATCTCATCGTTAATGTCTGGTTGATCTGCTGGACGGATCGGTGTAAGCGTAAAGCCTACTCCCGTGCCGCTAGTAGATGCTTGAGTAAGTGTTACGTTTGAGGTCGTAGGAGCCGACGCGCCAAAGTCTGCTGTAAAGATATCGCTGTCGGCTAATATCGCGGTCGTATCCGCGCCGAGATTGTTAGTCGTAACTGTAATTTCAAATTCTGTCACGTCGCCGTTACCGTCAACCGCAATTACCGTAAGAACCGCGCCGTTACTTAATGTAATCGTATCGCCGGGAACATAGGCGGTATTACTGTCGGCGGTTATAATGTCATTGTCGGCAAGAACGATATCGCTGTCCGCTTTTGAGAGAAAACCATCGCCGCCAACAAACGAACCGTTAGGATCAATGCCGTCGAAGTTAGCTTGGGTGTCGCTTAATGTTAGGAAGTAAGAACCGGAGATTTTCGTTAGATTGTTGTCCCACACGTAACGATCAACGTCAAAGCTAATTTCATTTATGTTGAAACCAGATTGGTTGATGTCAAATAATATTTGCGATGCTTCGCCGGGCAAACAATAAACAAGCGGAACGGCTGGTATGTATCCAAGGATACGGCCATCGTCTTGTGTGGTGGTCATCCAGTCCGGCAATGTGTTTATGTTTTGTTGTCCGAGCCCGGCCGCCATCGTCGCGTCTGCTGTGATCGTATCCATGTCAGCAGAATAAGTATCTTGGTCGTAATTGTCTGCTGTAAATAATATCTCACCGATTACCGTTGCTCTCATGTTGTCCAAGCTTGCCGGCCTAATAATTATATTACCTTGCGAGTCATATTGTGGAGTCGCCGGTGGCACTCTTGTTGTTAAGTCGGCTAAATCAACGCCATCTACAACAAGTTCGGGCGCTACGCTTTTGCCGAGATTTTCTAAACGGTCAACGACGTCTGCGTAAATTAATTCATACGATGGGTTTCCATCATCTCCAACAGCCTTAGCAATCTTCAAATCACTAAAGCTAAAGCGTCTCGTGTAATGGTTACTTTCAAGTATCGTAGCATATTGCACACGAGTTGCGACTGGCAATCCGTTGACCATCAAGAAACGCAGATCCGGTGCTACGCCAAAATAAAGATCGTTGTTTCTGTAAACGTTCTCTCGTGGTATAACAGTCTCGTTGTCGGCTAACGCCCGCAGTGTTGCTCTTTCTTTAAGCGTTGGTCTGGATACCAAATACAAGTTTTCATAGGGAACAAGATTGGTTGGGTTAACAATAATAGAAAATGTCTGTATTTGTGTAATTACGCCAAGTGTAACGTCATTGATTTGAACATCAAACGTATACGTGCCGTCGAACGTTGTTGTGCCTTCGTCGAACGTTGTTGTGCCTTGATCTAATGTAAAGTGTGTAAAGAATGGTCGTCCGATAATCAATCCATCTCTTGTTAACGCCAATCCGACTGGCAATTGTCCTGATACAAGCGTATAATCAACAGCAATATTCAGTGAACCAACATCTGTGTCGGTGTCAGTGGTCGGAGATAATTGGTCGGCTGTTACGGCTGTAGAATCAGCATTAAGTTCAAATACAGATCCTGTATTTGCGGATGCGTCTATAAATAGTTCGCTAATTTCACCGTTGTTAATGGTCATAATCAACGGTGAATTTACAATTAAGGAATTGGCCAAGTCACTAACGACGGTCATTGTAAATGTTACAGGATCGCTGACAAATTCTGGATTGAATACTTTACGTGCTACGACGGTGAACGTGTATGATTCGCTCGCCGTAGGAATAATATCGAGGTTGCCATATAACCAACCAGTGTCGGGGTCTAATGTAAGGCTAGGTGGTATTGTTCCGCTATCAATTAAGTATTCAATTTGATTCCCTTCAAAATCGTCGGCTTCGAATAAGAATGTAAAGTAATTATCATGCAATAACATGCCGAGATATTGTGACTGAGTTTCCATTGTAGGGTTAATGCCGGGCGATTGATCAGCCGTAATAATAACGTTGTCAACTGTGATAATATCGTTGTCTGCTGTATAGGTTAAGCGGCTCTGTAAAAATACAGAGTACGTGGCAGAATCAAACCCGATGCCATCTGTTATTGAAATAATAAACTCAAAACTTTTGTCGACGGTGTTTAGGCCAAAGTCAAAACCAAACGCACCCAGGTCCTCGTCGAAAAGCTGTGCGTCAAATCCTAGCACAACTCCCGGTGGTAATGCTGTTGCTGGAACTGGATAGCCGCGTATGTAAGCAATGCGATCGTCGTCTGGGTCGACGGTAAGCGTTAGTCCATCCGGTAAGGTATCGTTAATAACGTTCCAAGATATGGTGTTGCCGATGTCGGAATCAACCGCATCTAATTGGAGATCAATGTAATCGCCGTAATAAAACTGTCCTAGCTCGCCGGCTGCGGTTAAGAGTACTGGTGCCGATTGACCGGACACAGTTAAATCTAACGTAATATCCGATACTTCGTTAGTTGTTGTGGTTGCCCTGATGGAAAACCTCGAACTGGTGTCCGCGTCTACTCCAGCAGGAACGCCGGTTATCTTAATAGGGATACCCGAAATCGCCGTTCCGGTTAGTTGTATCCCTGCAGGCAGTGTTCCGGCAATTAGCGAATAAGTAACCGGTTGAGTATCTGTGTCTATTGCTTCGAGTTCATATTCAAAGAATATGTTTTCAGCAATAGTACCCAGATTTTGTGCTCGGATCTGCCAAATTGGTTGTCCCATTTAAGGCTGAGATCAATTAGACTGGTGTATGTGCTAGTGTGCCAGTCGCGTCGTTCCAAACTGAACCGTCTGCGTTACCAGCCGCCCAAACTGGAGCATCGGTAGTGGTATTGTAGACTTGGTATCCTTGTACCTTAGCAGCGCCGGTGTTTATTGCGTCACTTACGTCTGCTAATTCAGCTGTTGTTGCCGTTACTAAAACAGGTGTCGGAGTAACATAACTCAATTGTCCTGCGCCGTCGGTTGATAAAATCTGATCAACTGTGCCGTCCGCTACAGGCCAGCTAACGCCGTCGAGTACAATCGCTCCTGCACCGTTTGGTGTAATAACAACATCAGTGTTAACTGCTGTGCCAATTAAATCGTTGCCGCTGATAGTCAACGTAGCAGTGTCGGGTACTAGACCGTCTAGGGTTACGAAATTAGCATTAATTGTTTGAAATGCTGTTCTGATTGGGTCGCCGGTATTGTCGTTTGCTACGGTACCAACTCCTACTGGTGTATATGCCATAATTAAAATTCCTCTTGTTAATGGTAAATTATACTGTTATTTATCAAGATATTTAATTCGTAAAAAAGCCGACACGCGGTCGGCTTAGTTTGGTCTGTTAGTTTTGCTTATTCGTCGCCGTATTGTTCATCGTCTAAGCGATTATGGTAATCATGATCATCGTCCTGATCGTACGGAGCGCCTTCGGCTTCTAGTTCTTCGATTGTATCTTGCATGGAGTGCATTGAGCTTCCCATGTATTCACTTTCGTCGTCCAGTGCTTGTAGAATCTGCGGGAACCAATAACTCTTAGCTCGCCCGTGTGCTCCTGCGTCACGTGGAACTAATTCCATTGCTTCATACGTAAGTTGCTTGATTTGTTCTTTAATCTCGGAAAGTTCGTCTGCGATCATTGCCGCATCGTCTTCTCGCAGAGTGCTTTCTGTAAAACTTTCAGTCAGCATTCTTGTCTTGTTGGCTGGTCCAATGGAGTCCAAGTACTTTTTAATTTGTTCTACGTCGCTCATAACTTTATTTATCAATAACTGTACATGTAACGTTATAACTATCTTCCTTATACATTTTTCTTAATAGTGATTCCACGAGAATCTGTGTGCGCGAACATTCTGCGGATTGTAGTTCGGTTATGATTACTATTTCATCGCCTTTCGTAACTGTGTAACTAGACTTCTTCAGATCTTTAGGTGCTGCCAACAGCATCATCGCAAGGATGATCATAAATACTATCATAAATACCTTAGGATTCATTCGCAACTCTTTACTTCGTATTCGTGTACCCACATCTTCTTGTAACCTTGTGTGGCCGTTGATACTCCGTCATCTACGACTACAATGCTCGCAGCATAACGGACTTCTATTTTTGAATCATAATCCATTTTATCAATAACCTGAGTTCGTTGTTCGTTGAGTTTCATACAAACCATGTCACCGGCGACATATAGGTGCGAATACTTAACCACTGGTTGGCAAGTGGCAATACCAAATACAAGAACCGTTATAACAACAGCCCAAGCAAAATATCCACCCAGATGCCCGTGAAAATGCTGCCACCGTCTAACTAAGAAGTTTAAAACTCCATCAAACGTGCCTTCTTTAATTTCCATTGTTCTGTCTCCGTAAAATAGCGTCCAAGCAGGCTTGCATGTTATCACGACCTGTTGGGTTAGCAGTGTGAAAGTTAATTTCTGGCAAAGGAAACTTTTCGTTGTACATCATCTCTTCAATCCAGCACATGATGTCATATCCAGTAGGCTGATCAACGTCTCCTAGATCATGGTCAAGCGACAATTCAGTCACAGTGCCAGTCTCGAGAAATTCAACAGCTTCATCTGCGTTCCAAGCTTGTGTCCAGCCTTCCGGCGCAATTCTAATGTCGTCTACGTAAAGTTTCATATTGATATTATTTTTAATAGTAGTAATGTTAAGTATCCAAACAGCACCAGTGCAATAACCAAGCAAGTCGAAAAGGCCAGAAATATTGTCTTCTGGTTAGTTCCAGCACAACTCCAAATTGATTTAATTATGCTATTCATAACATTCTATATGCCATTATTCCAATAGTTATAAGCGTTAATACAACAGCACCAGCTGTCAAATACAAAGCAGAAAAGATAATCGTCGCCTTCCAGTCGTGATCGGAACATGTCCATAATGATTGTATTATGCTTAGCATTTAATTTAATCTGGTAATCCGCTGAAAATCTGTGTCAATGCTTTCATTAATTCCAAGTGTAAGCACATGATCTTCCCAGAACCAGCGTCCGTCCATTGTAGATCCTTTTACAGTATTTGCGGACGTTAGCCAATCAGGCGCAGTAAATTCATTGAAGAATCTGGGCTCTGCTTTCTCAAAGAAGCGATGTTGCATTTTAAACGATTTCATATTTTTCGCCACACTAATTTTGTGTTAAATAATAAAACACCAGCCCAAATAGCCTGAAATAACAACATGGTGAGGTCGACGAGACCGGCAGGCAGAAGTTCATTAATTTTCAGAATGGGAATTATCATACCAACCACCACGTATACCGCAATAAAAATAAAAAACCGTTGCGAACGCGACGAGCAACTCCAGATTGATTTGAGTATGTTTACCATTGCTCATAATCGGTGATGTTTTTGGAGGCGCCGCAAGCACAAAAAACTTCAATAGCCACGCCAATTCCTGTTATCGTAAATTTATACGATGTCATGCCGCCAGCAGCGCCACCGGGAAATGCTACAGGATTTCCATCCTTGTCAAACCGCATAGGACAAGTTTTCTTGTGCTCTGCTGCCCAGTCTCGTGCTGTCTTCTGCTCGTAGGCTGGGATGCGAAAGACCATGTCTTCGCCTTGTATAGCATCGCGCTCGGCTTGATGCACTTGATGCTTTTTCGCGTTTCGTTCTGAGAATTTTTTAAGAATTTCTTTATCAATCATCGTCTTCTCGTGTGTCAATTTGATCTCTGGTTTTCAGCGCAAGTACTAACCGCTGTTTGATTAATTCCGGAAGTTCGTCTATTGGATATTCATCTGTTTCGCCAGTGTAACGATCTTTAAGAACCTGATAAGAATCGTCTTTAACAACAACGACAAGTTCTGCCATTTGCATTATGCGTCTGTCGATATCAACAACACTGTCGCCGTTCGTTATTTTACGACGATTACAATGCCGTTCGTCCATAATTACGAGCATTGTAATTCCTTCTGTGCGCCGAACGTCAATACTGCTTCAACAGGATAGCCAACTACTTCCGACACGTACTGTACGTGCTGATCCACTTCTGCTTTAAAATCAAACGAGAGTGCTTCGGTTATATCAGTAGTCCATATGGACGGCATCACTTCTCTGTGTTCAGCGGTAGCACGTTGATTCAAATATGTTCCTGCCTTGAGATTCTTGTGTTTGATCACGAACATTACAGATCCTTCAAGTAGTTGTAAGCGTGACAGTACTTTTCCAGCCGCGCCATGTCTTTCGGCGTGGTTCCTTTTAAGCGGGTGATGTCGCTGTTGTGTTTCAAATCACTCATCTTGATGATCCGAAGAACAGGATCGCGGCCAACGCGCTCGATATATTCATCATACGGTTCGGTGTCGGCATGCGTCATTCCCCATACCCAGGAACAAGTTTGAAGACTGAATCCTTCGTGACGCAGTCTTTCAATCGTCCATTCGGGACAATCTTCGATCAAATCGTGCATGACCGCTGCCTGCATGGCTTCGGAATTTTTCTGTGTGATTTTGCCGACGCGTTCCATGACGGTCAAGCAGTGTAGGATATAAGGCTGACCGCCTCTGTCGAGTTTGTCCTCGAATGCGGTCGCGGTGATCGATATTGCCTTAGCTAACATTTCCATAATTGGTCCAAAAAGAGTGAGTTACAGTTATAGTATACCGGGTTTTTGGGTAAAAAGCAAGGCTTTTGATGAATTAAGAGTAACTTGCGGGATTTGGCTCGTTGTCGCCCATCGTGAAATCACCAACACCTGCTTCATCGTCAAATGCTAACCATTGCATATTGCCTTCCTCGTCCTTCATTTTGAATGTGAACATTGTTGTGCCTAATCCAGTCGTGCCTTTTTTCCATGACATAGGCGACATGCCCTTTCCTCGGAGCCAATCTGCGATATATCTTACAATATCTTGAACATCTTCCGGGCTTCTCGAGTCCAAGTACGAGACTATCTCGCCGTGTATATTTTCTGCTATTTCGTTAAAATTCATTTGTCAAATCTCGCTTTAGTTTTTGGGTCGCCGTAGGCTAATTTAGTGTGCATTTCTCCACCGATATCACGCTGGTAGTAAAAATCGTTATATGGATCATTTTCGCCACCAGTCTTCATGTCTGGTCCTGCTCCAATTGTTATGTCTTTCTTGATCATTGCGCTTACTTCTGACGCAGGCACTAACATTGTAGTTAAAACTTCTGGCGGAAACATCTTCTTAAGTGCGCCAAATACCGGACCGCTCATTTCGCCATATGCTCGCCCAGTCTTGAACTCTGCGCGGAGCGAATCACGTGCCATTAGAATTCCTTCTCTGCTGCCATCTGTGCCAAGTGCTACCTTTTTACGACCACCATTCACATTCTTATATACAGATACCATAACAGGAGTGCCGCTATCCATTCCAACCTTGAACATATGGTTAGATTGAATCATATCTTCAATATCATTAAAACCTTTGCCGTGTATGCCGCCGATTGGAGCGTACGATCGCTGTAGCATATCCCAGATTTCCTGGGCATATTTGGCCTTGTCGTTGGGTGTAAAAGCGTTAAAGTAACGCTCTGTCAGTAATTCAGTCGCTCGCATGGAGTATTTATCAACAATTGTTAAAGCTTATACTTGCGTTTTAACGCTTCGTACTTATTTTTTGCGGTTTCAAAATGATCGTTGTGTTCAACGTATGCTGCTCGTTGTTCTTCGGCAGTTTCCTCTGCCTTCTCCATCCAATATCGTGCCCGAGCCAATTCAGCTTTCCGGTAATCCGCCCACCACGCGCGAACATTGGGCGCTTTGATCAGGACAAAATCTTCCTGACCAGTTTCAGCAAGCGTTTCCATCACTTCAACCGCAACTTTTTTGACAGTGTTAAGTTCCTTTTCCAGGTCCTTAACTCGCTTTTCCGCTTTAGCAAGACGCCGCTCCGTGGGAGACTTGTCAATGCCGCCTTCGGCAAAATCAGCCCAATCGTCGTATGGATCGTCGTGAATCATTGCGCAATTATCGCTCTGTGACGAGTAATTCTGTAGTTACATTCGTCGCAATGTAAAACACCGTCCATGTCGTCGTGGAATTCAGTTTCAGTGTAACGACCTTTGTTACATTTTTCACACTGACAATTCTCCATGTCATACATTGTGCGAACAGGCTTTTCTGCTATTTCTTCCAGTTTCTCAACAGGAACTGGTGCCGGATCTGCTTTCGCAACAATCGGGATCAGTTTGTTCATCAGCTGGTCAATTTCGGGGCATTCGTCCAGTCCGTACATAGCAAATTCACGCAAACGAACCAGCATTTCGGATGGTGCCATGTCTTTGGTGAAATCAAATCCTGGTTTTTCGTGGGTTTTCATTTCAATGCCCTCAATTTGTTAATCCAGCCAATCAATGTTTGAGTAATTGTCGGAAAGGCAGGATCACGATGTACAGTGCCGCCGAATATTTCAGCATATTCTTTGGCTGTGCCATATCGCATACACATAGAGCGATGCGGTTCCGGGTGAGATCGGCGTGGCGTATACTGGACATAATACTTGCCAGGATACAAAATAAATGCTTGTTGTGGCTTGCTCATTTTACACCAGTGTGTTTGCGAATTCTTTAATGTGCGGAACTGATTCCGGCAGATGGCCAAATCGATGACAACCACCTTCAAATGTAACAATGGCAGCGTGTCCTTCGAAGTGCTTCAACGTTTCGTTTGAATCCAGCAGTTCGTCGCCCATGTCCAACAGGACAAGAGTAGGAACTCTGCCGGGTTTAATGTGGAATTCCTTAAAACTTGCTACGTCTTCTTCGGTCAAGTTAAAAGTTTCAGCAGTTCTGTAGTTGGTGTTAACACCGAGAAATCTGCTTAAATCTTCGTACGGAATGACTGCTGGATTGATAATGATTGCTTTACTCATGTAAATTCCGGCCATGTGTTGCGCCATATAACCACCAAGCGAACAACCAACAAACGTAAATTCGTCGGACATTCCTACAAATCCCATGCTGTCCAATGCTGCGTCGACGCCTTCGATCAAATCTTCTGCGGCGTATTTGTTGAACCTGTAGTTCAAGTTAAACAGCAAATCGCCATCTTCCAGCACATTTTCTTCAAAAAATGTAGTGCTGTCGTTGGGCGTTGCGCTAGCAAATCCGTGTAGCATAAAATAAATCATTTCTTATCCTTGTTGTAATCTCTACAAGGCATTTTTAAATCACTTCCAGCAAACGCTCGGCCAGCGGATCAACAAGTGACATCGCTTCGGCGTCGGTCAGACCAGCGTCAGTGTCGAGCTGAGCAGTCAGTTCTACGATTGTGTCAAGCGATGTTGCTGCTGCGATTGCGTTGAGATATTGTGTTTTAGTCATTTAAGTTGCTCTTTAATTATTTAATACGTGTATTATACAGGATATTTAACATCATGTCAAGCGATTTATCGTTTCTATTGCTTTATAAATCAACGACTTACAAATTATTTTGCCTCAAAAATAGCACATAAATATCATTATGACAAATATTACGCCTATTTCGGTCGTTGGATCGTGTATATCCAGGGAAGTACTCACACAAATGC